GGTGTTGTTTTTCAGTAACATGGAAAACAACACCGTTGCATTTCTGCAACACATCTGGTATATTTTGCAAACGCTCGATGTCAGTTTTCAACATGAAATTAGGCAGCGCAGTGCTGACCTTCTTATAAGGCAAGAACGTATACACAACACTGTCTATGAACCGCAGAAACTTATTCTTTCTAACACCAGAAACAATAGATTCATCATCTTCACATTCAGGATAATATTTAGTAATGCCAATTATAGACGTAACGTCATCACCAATCTCGTACTTGCCAGCAGGGAGTATCGACAACGGGAAACAAATACCCTGACTCACCTTACCGCGCATCTTTACCGTCTTGACTATGAATTTATGCGCCCGCATGAACTCAAACTCCGGTTTATCAGGCAGGATACTGTCAATCTCGACGTAAACGCATTTATCACCATCATTGAACTCGTCTTTCTTGACAACAAGACTCCAACCTTTGATATTACACGATTGAATTCTATCGGTACCAAATATATCCCTCACATTCCTAACCTCTTGAATAGTAGCTAACTGCCTCATATATTAAAAAAAATAAAAAAATACTAAATACATAAAATCCCAAACAACGATACCAAACATATAATGTACGTGAATATATAAATAAGATTCCCCCTGTTGATATACTTCGCGTTGAAGATAACAGACACGAGGTACGCGTAATAATCAGTGTTCTGTAACCTCTCGACCTTGAACTTGAACAAGCCGTACAAGCCTATATCCGCCATGTGGTTCTCGACTTTAAGCAACTCGTTAGACAAGACAAACTTTTCCGTCTGTTGCATATCCTTCTCGGGTAACATAAGAGTCTCGGCTGGCATGTTCACGACATAATACATCTCGTTGCTCGAATTGTTCATCTTCAACCTCGACAATACACCATTTTCAGACGCGTGCTTTATCTTCCGACCGAAATAAAACATATTGGACAATTCAAGCACGACATTATACACCGTGTCGATCCAGTACGTGGGCGAAACATACTTGAACACGCCCATCCTAGAATGTATCTTATCCCATGACATGGGTTCTTTACTAATATCCACACCTTTTGGTGGAACAACGGCACGTGGCTCTGCTTTCTTGCCAATATTGCCTATAAACGAACTCTCACTGTCTATAACCACACCTTCCATCGAACAACGTTATTTTTTAACACGACAAATATACTAAAAAAATTATACCAACACGATTATCAATAAAAATTAACTATATCATTTATATCGAAACCACCCCTATCCCCGAGCCTGTCCCTGTTGTACTCAATGACGTCTACCTCCAGCGTTTTTATGTAATCATCGTCCTTGATGACCACGGTCTCGTACAGCTCGCCGCAAATCTCAGTGTACTGCGGCGACTCGAAGAAGGCGGAAGCGTGTATGCAAGACATCGCCAAGTCATCGTGCCCGTTCTGGCACCTGTACGTCGTCCTCTCTGGGTTAGAACCGAAGTTCGACAACTCCATGAACGTCTGGTTACACGTCGGCACTATCCTGTCGACAGACGCGAGGTACTGGAACTTCTCGCAGTAATGCACCTTCTTCTTCCTCGAGGATAAATCGACACCCGGTTCGTACTGCGTCGACGATTCGTTTGGCAAGCTGTACACCAGCATGCCTGTCCAGAAATGCTCGTGCCTCTCCAACCTGTCCCTCACGAGGACACCCTGGTTGTTAAGCTCGAGCACTATCCTGACGTACTCGGGGTTGAACAACTCGAAAGCCATGTTGCACACCACGTTGCTGAAAGTATCCACGTTTATGCTGTTGCACCTGAACTTGCCGACCTGAACGAGCGTGAATATATCGAGGTAATCGTTTATGTTATCCCTGTTGTACACGAGGAACTTCTTCGGCAAGTACGACACCTTGAATATGTTCAGCACGTGGTAATCCTTACCGACACCCTTGGCGGTATCAATCGTGAACACGAAGTAATCCTTGCACTTCTTCAAGTCCGGCGAATCAACGGGGAACGAGTTCTTCAAGAACGACTTGTGCCACGAGGCGAAACAAGACATGTCGTCGGTCTTGCTCACCTTCTCCCGGTTCTCGTAGTACGTCCTGAACATGTGCAAGCAAGGCACATCCCTAACCGAGAAATCAGAACGTATCTCGCTGAACTTCTTTATCTCAGACGAGTTCAACAACAGGTTATCACCCTTGAAGAACTGCAACCCGAACTCCTGGTTGAAATCCTCTATCGAACCCATGTCGGCGATAGTGGACTGCTTCCAAGCCTCGTCCCTGCCCGGAACCTGCCACCAGTCGACACGCATCGGATTGAACGAACTCTTACCCTCTACGGCATCCTTCCACAGCTCGTAGAACTTGTTCATGCCGTTAGGCGTTGACGTCACCACTATCTTGCTGTTTGGCGTACCGGAAATGGTCGGGTAAACCGAACGGAAGAAGAAGTTGGCGAACGAGGCGTTGATGTGGGCGAACTCATCGAGAAACAACAGGTTTATAGATAACCCGATCGCTGCCTTCTTCGTAGTCGCCCTGCCAATTATCCGGCAACCGTTCTCGAACTTCATCGACTGCACGTTGTTGATTGAAATCCCCGGCTTCATGAAGAACGGCAGGTTGTCCAATATGTTCTTCAACTTGTCTATGATCTCCTTTGTCGTCTCGGCTATATCACCGAGGATAAGGACGTTCTTCTCCTTGTTGAAGATAATGTACCACAGGATGTAAATGGAGGTAGTAGTCGTCTTGCCGCACTGCCGTGAAGCCAGCACTATGTTGTTCCTGTGCGAGTTTATACCCTCTATCAAACCCAGCTGGTAATCCCTTAACTTAACCTCTTTATACCCGTCCTCCGTGAACATCTTGCAGTACTTGCCGGCGAAGTACAACGGGTCAGCAGCGCACTTACGCAACTCGTCCATCTCGTGCTTCGTGTACGAGAAGTTTATCCTCGGCTTGCGCAGCTTGGTGTTGTTCCCCAAGAACGGGCTGCACGATATCTTGTTCAAGTCAACGAGTCCATCCTGATAATCGCGTATTATCTTGTCAATCTTCTCCGTCGACCATATGGTGCTATCGACTGCCTCATCACCACCAACGCTAGAACTAACCTCCGACAAGTTGATGCTGGTGAAACTACCACCCTTAGACAAATAATCCTTCAAACCAAAATGATTTTTAAAACTAGATCATGTCTAGCAAGTCACCGTACATGTTGCTGGAGCCGTCATCCTCTATGATGGTGGGATCAACATCGACGGTCTCGAGCAACACTGACTTGTTGTTCGGGTCGATGTACGACTTGACATCATCGTACTTCTTCATGTACTCTACCCTACCGCCCTTAGCCTCCTCATAAGTCACAGGCGAGTTGTTCTTAATCTCCTCCACGAGCTTGGTCACATCGGCGGTGACGTAGAAATCGGAATCAGACTCTATGTACACCTGACCGCCACCGCCGCCACTCGGCTTGTTCATGTTGTACACGGAAACCTCGCTCTTTGACTTCTTGTAAGATTCCTCCAAGAACAGCAGGTAATTCGCCTGGTTGCGTATCAGCTCCGAGAACTGACCGTTTATCGTGGTGTACGCCTCTATCATTCTGGGCTGCACGTTGCCTGAATTTATCTGGTCAACGACTGTGTTTAGAACCTCCTTGGTCTGCTTCAACTGCAAGAATATGCTGGACAAACCGAGACCGTCTATAGCCTTCCTGCGCTCTAGGTAATCGGGTTTGTCTATGACACCCATATCGAGGTAGAAGTCGTACATCGACTCTATGACACCGCGAGCTTGCGCCTTGAACTTAACGTCGAGCGCGTTCATCTCCTTCCTCTTGCGTTCGGATATGATGCTCTGCTGCTGTGCTACCAACGCTTCTTCCTTCTGTGCCAGCACCCCGGCATCGTCAGCGTGTTTAACATGCGGTGATGTGGGAGACAAGCCGCCCATGAGCGCGGCTAGTTCATCCTTCAACTTCTTGTCCTTGTTATCGGTCGTTGCCAATGTTGTGCGTTGTTTATATGGTTATCAAACCAAGCGAAT